GTCTTCAGCGGCAAAAAAGCCCTTCATGACTTCGGACATCCGGACGATAGAAACACGTCCTTCCTTTTCCCTGTAAAAGTCATAAAGAGCCTTCTTCTGTTCCTTACCGAGCAGCTTGTCCAGCAGATACGAGACCTGGTAAATGTCCCCGCCCTCAAGTTCCTTCAGGGCTTCCAGGACTTCCATGTCATCGCCTGCGTTCTCCGCCAGCTCGTAGGCAAACCCCTCAGACGTTACACCTTTCGTTTTCATCCCTTACCTCCGCGTTGGGTTTTACGCCGTTCTCTGGATATACTCGTAATGGGTCTGGCCGCTCGCATCCGGCAGAGCCTGCAGCGTGCAGTCATATCCGACAGCCTCTTCGTCCGTGTAGGAGATCTCTCCCACCTCGGTGATTTTCGCGTCCGGGATCGTGATCCGCTTCAGGGCGTTGTTCCGCATGACCATCTCGATCACCCAGCAGGCCTCTTCCGGCTCGTCGGAATTGGCTTCCACCGTGATACCTTCGGCCAGGGTGCCGGTCACGTTGGAGCTGCCATAAACAGCCTTCAGGACTTCCACGTCAAGCACTTCGATCAGCTTGAAGCTGAACGTATCCGGCTTGCTGGTCTGGACAGTCAGGACAGTATCACCGCCCCAGGCCTTGATCTCAGTGGTCTCAGGGCTGTTGTTATTCCGCAGACCGTCTTCGCCGCAGTAGCCCAGGCACTTAAAAGCAGTTCCCAGGGCAGTGGTGGCGTCGGTCGGCAGAGTAGTGCCGAGAGGTGCGCGGTAGATCGCGCCGCCGACTTTCGGCTTTCCGGTAGAAACATTCGTTACCGTACTCATATATGCACCTCCTAGTAGTGCGTGATGTTATATACCGCCTGATAACGGTATATCTTGTTTGTTTGGTCAGAAAAGTTGTAGTCGCTGTTCAGGCGGGCAGCGCTGATCTCCGGCAGTTCTACTGCGGAATCAATCGCCTCTTTCACCCGCTCGTTCAGCTGCAGGGCTTCAAGCAAGCGCCTTCCGTAGGACTGAAAGGCCACGGTGGATGTGGTGATATAGTTAGATCTGGAAGATCCTGTCTTCTCGATCACGACATATTTGTCCGGGATCTCATCGCCGACAGGACGCTCCGCAAAAACCGGCACATCTCCCAAGGCGCTCATTAAGTAGCTTAAGATAGTCGTCTCGATCATGCCGTCACCTCAACGCCTTCAGCAGGGTATTGTTATAAAAGTTATCCAGCCGCGCTTTCATGGTGTCCGCACTGACTGCATAGCCACTACGTTCCGCATAGTTCCGCGGTTCCACAATATAACCTTCCCCAGCTGTGCTCTGTACCGCCTGGGCGTGCATCCGGCATTCCTCAGCGACCTCTGTAGACTTCAAAAGCTCTCTGACTCCTGCGCTGTTTAACTTGAATACCGTTTTACCCATAGCGCTCCACCTTCACCTTCTTGTTCCATTCCAGTGGAAGCAGATCCTCAATGCCTTCAACCGGCAGCCCATATGTCCGGAACTTTTGTCCGAAGAATTCGACCTCTGTATCTGTCCAGACATGCGTGTCGCCCTTCGGGATGCCCAGCGTATAAGCCAGGCGTTTCCCGAAGAGCTGCAGATCTGTGATCACATCGTCGGTCGTAGGCTCGCCGATCAGGACGTTGTCCACGTTTATGGTGGCGTCCGTATATTCCGGCTGATTCAGTGCGTCCACTCCAGTCTGCGTCCTGGCATGCAGGACAACCGTCACTCCGTGGAGCTTCCCCATAGCGGGATCACCCCCATCCTCTGGCGGCGCAGGCCGAGCCTTTTCAAGTCGTTCCGCATGATAGCGCCGGAGATCCCGCCGCCGGGGACTGCGTACGTTCCAGACCAGGAATAACCCAGCCCGCTCTGGCTTTCCTGTGACATGGGGTCACCTTCCAGAGACTGCCGCATAACCCTGCAGACGATATCCACCGTGGTCATTTTCACGACGCTCTGATATGCCCCGGAGCCATCTGCGGCTATCATATCGTCCATGTCTTTTCCAACCTTGAAGGCCTCATAGCGCAGGGCGTCCGAAACGAGCGGCAGGAGAGCGGAGATCCGTTCCTGTTCCTGGCTGGTGTAGGCCTTCCCGGTCAGCTCCAGGACGTCGTTCAAGGTTGCAAAAGTACTCATTTTTTCGTTCCCTTCTTCTTAGCCGGTGCGGCCTTCGGCTCCGCTTTCTGGGCGGCGGGCTTCACAGGTTCCCAGTTGCCGCCCATAGTAGCGTTTACGTTGATGACGGCACCGGTTTTAATATTCCGGTACTCCATAGTCATCAGGTCGTCGTGGCTTTCACGCGAGCGAAGCTGTCGGGATCGAGGATGCCCCAACCGATATAAGCTTCGGATCTCAGGCAGACTTCGTTGTACTGCTTCAGATCTCTGCCGCGGCCATCGGGATCGCCGTATTCGATGATCTCCAGCGGGATGTTGGCAGCATAGCCCCACTTGAAGGCGTTCTGGAAGTCGCCGGCATATACGTGCACGGTCGTGGTGTCGGCCTGCTTCTTCGTGGAAACGGTCGCGTTCACATCGGAAGTCATGCCATAGAAGCTGTTGGGGTTCTGGCCGAATCTGTACTCAGGGAACTGGACAACGCCGTTTACCTTGATCTGAGCCAGGGCGGCACCGGCTTCCGGAGACATAGCGAGACCGGTCACGATGCCATTGTCAGCCTGCACAGCGGCAACAGCAGCTTCGATGTTGTCATCAACAGAAGCGGCGACATAGGTAACATCATTGCCGGTGCAAAGACCGTCAAAGGAGTTGGTAGCCTTGAAGGAAGCGTCCGTCATGGTGAAGGGCTCCAGACCGTGCCAAGCGGCAATATCGAAGCCGCGGGCGATCTTCTTCGCGAAGCCGTCGGCAAACGTCCGCAGATAAGGAATACGGGCTTCATCGGAAGCGCGGGTGAACTCATCAGACACACGCAGCTGATAAACGAACTTCACCGGGCGGATGATCTTCGGGGTGACAGTTGCGCTCATGGCAGGCTTCGCAGCGCCTTCGCCCACGATCGCAGCCTCAGAATCCATCGCGAAGACAAATTCCTTGATGCCGTTGAAGGGGATCGGAGTCTGACCGGACAGTTTTGCCAGGGAAGAATATCCCTTTACCTTGGTGAAGATCTCGGAAACGAGCGTCTCCGGGAAATTAGTAGAAGCATTGAGAGTAGTAGCCATATTGGCCTCCTTTACTGGTTAAGTTTTGCCGCCATGGTAGCCCACGCGGCATTTTCAGAGTTTTGAATATTCGGCTCAGTAGATCTAAGCGGTGCCGTAGGTCGATTCGAACCGATCAGTTTGACCATCTCCTCTGCGTCCTTCCGGATCGTCTCTTCATCAGTTCCGGTCAGTCGTTCGGCCATCTGGTACGGCAGCCCCAGTTCCAGTGCAACCTTCGTTTTTACCGAGGCGGTCTCGTATTTCTGCACTTTCGCGGTCAGATCATCAACAATGGCTTTGTTCCCGTTGATGGTCTCTGTGGATCTCTGCAGCTGTTCAGTTAACTGAGCAACCTGCTGGGAGAGCTCTGAGTTCTGCGTCTTCACGGCTTCATAGTCGCCGTATTTTTCCGAGAACCTTTTCTCAGCATTCTCTTCGGCTCTCCGGATACGGTCGCCGATGATACTGTTAAGCTGCTCCTGAGTCTCAATAGGTGTAAATTCTGACATAATAGTTCCTTTCCCCGCTTACCGGGCGGTATCCGTAGATATGCACTAAAAAAGCAGCCTGTTAAGCTGCCTTCAGTACGCAATTTTTTGTTTTCGTTTTCCCTTACACTCGCTGCACTTCCAGTGTGCCAGGATCATGCTGTCCAGGATGCCGATGTCTGCCTCTTCGATCTGGGACTGATAGCCGAATCCGCCATGGCTGCCGATCGCACGCTTTTCGCAGTTGCTGACCACCTGTGTCACGGCTGACTGCTGCATGTGTACGAGCGTAGCCTGTGACAGCGCCAGCTCAAAGACAGCATTGGCCTTTATAAACTCCTGCGTTGATACGAACGCCGGCTTTTTAAGCTTTGCCGTCTTCATGGCATCCTGCAGGATCGCCTTCCCGCTGTCACCGTCCACTACTGTCTCGCCGATATCGGCTTTTTCCAGGAAATTGATCAGCCAGGCTATTCCGGCGCTTGTCGGTCTGCACGCATAGGTTTCCACGAAGATCTTCTCGTCTTCCGTCCATGCCGCTATCGACAGGGACACGTTCTTTCCGTCATGCCCGAACTTGACACCGGCATATAGTTTTCCGCGAAGCTTCGGCAGTTGCTCGACCTGCAGCGCCTCCCATTCATTGATGGAGATGGCGGATCTCTGGTTATACCTGATCCATAAGCCCAGACGCTGAATATTAAAGTCAGTCTCATCCGGGCCGATCTCAGACCGGATCGTCCGCTCTTTCAGGATGGTTCCCAGGGACGGGTTTGTCTCATACCAGAGATCCATGTCGTTGACGTCGGACATCTCCGGAACAGACCACTCAGCCCAGCCGGACTCAAAAGAGTCACCCTGCAGGACGCTCTCCCGGTACTTAGGGAACACGGTGCCGGCGCTGATTGCAGTGGGCGGAGTCCCGAACATGATCGTCTGAGGGTTCGCGGAGTCCGTGACAACGTACTTAAGAGCGGTTTCCTGCTCTGGCGTGTACTCCTGCGCTTCGTCGATGATCAGCAGATCGTAACCTTCACCAAGTCCGCCGGATGACGTCCTGGTTCTGAACTCGATCACACTGTCTTCCGTGTACAGGTGCTCTTTGCCGAAAGCCCGGAACGATGAAGTGATGTGGATATTGCACTTTGCGCACAGGCGGCTCAGACGCTCCCAGATCGAGTGCGCCGTGCTTGCCCTATGTGCTGTGTATAAGATCCGCTCACCGTTCGCCAAGCCCCAAATACAACGCGCCAGGGCCATCTCTGACTTGCCGTTACGCCGCGGGACGCTGTACCCGAATTTCTGATGGATCCATAAGCCTTCATCGTTCACGGCCATCAGATCATAGGTCAGTGCCTCCTGCCATTCCAGCATGTCCTTCTCGGTGGTGTTGTACAGATCAACAGCCTCCGGCCCTTTTGTTTCAGTGTAAGGTAGGATAACGGATACCGTCGGGGACTGTCTCCCGATCCTGGCATCCATACTCAGCCTCCTGTCCTAGTCCTTCCTCTGTTGCGTACCCTCAATGGCTCACTCCTTTCAGACTTCTTGCCACCAGCCACCTCCGACCCGCTTCGTGACTTTGCCCCTGGCGGATCTGTATATGATCGTGCAGCCACATCCAGGATGCCGGCTGAACGTATCTTTTTCCTTAGCTTCAGCGAGTGTCATGTCTTCCCCGCACCGGCTAAGGCACCATTCACATGGATCTTTTCGGCGATGTACGCCTACTCCGTCATAGATCCGGGTGACACTGACCTCCAGGCCGGCGTTTTCGTGGGCTTCGGCGTTCATCCGAAGTGTAGCGTCAACGATCTTCTGAGCGTACCAGGTGCTTTCCGAAGAAATGACCTGATCCATGGCCGATGCTTCACGGACTTCCGCCAG